TCACTTTGATGCCTGTACCGCCTCCACCTCGATGACCTGAGGATGCGGTCGCGACTTACCCATCAAACTAAACGCCCGATCGAATAACTCTTGTGCAATCGCACGCCGCTCTTCCTGCGGGATGGTCATGTTCACTTGCGCCGTGTGATTGCGGTATACAGCCATTGGGCGCGTTGCTCCCGGCTGTGACCCCATCCATCATCTATGACGATGACGTTCTCCCATTGAGAGCCCTGCGCCTTGTGGCACGTGATCGCCCAGCCGAATGTCGCCTCGACGAGGCGTTTCTTGATCCGCCAGTCGCGCTCGTCGCGCTCGAGGTCGAGCGTCTCGTGATCGAGGAAGTGGCCCGCGTACATTGGTAGCTTATTGGCCTTGCCCTTAGCGTTTTTGCCGCCGATCAGCTCGCCTTCTTCGCTCGTGACGACGGCGCGGAAATGCTCATCGTCAACTTGCTCGATGTCGTCGAGCCTAACGAACATCCCATTGAGCAAACCAAGCGCGTTGTCGTTCTTCAAGCAGATGACCTTCTCGCCGGGCCCAGTCGGCAACGCGCTCCCATTAAAGCCGGCGGCGCGCCGCATGGCGTTATTTAACGAAAAGCGGGTCGCGTTCTTGCCGCAGATCACTTGCCCGCCGCGCCGCCGTGACATCGCGCGACGACATTTTCCACACGAGCTCGTCGTGCTGTCCGTACGCGATCGTCTCGCCTTGGCGTGCCATTGTCGCCAGCCGGATGACCGCGCTTTCGGCCGCCTGTCGGTGAATTTCGGTGAGCATCACGTCGGGGGTGCGCCGGGCGAACGCGCCCGCACCCTTAATCGGTGGCAATTGGCCGGGGTCGCCGAGCACGAGGACCGGCTTGCCCAACGACAGGAGGTCGGCCTCCATCTCGGGGCCGACCATCGAGACCTCGTCGAGCACGACCAGATTGGCGTCGCGCACTTCGCTTTCCTCGTTGAGGCCGAAGCGCGGTTGCCGCATCTCTTTGATCTCCGCTCGCAGTGATTGGATCTGCGCATCGGCCAATGCGCGCTCGACGCCAACGAGTTCGGTTGCTTCTTTTTCTAACGCTTCCAGCTTTCCGCGCGTGGCGGCGATCTCCTGTTCACTGGCCTCGTGGACTTTATAGATGTGACTGTGGATCGTGCGGCATGGCGTGCCCTTCTTGCGCAATACGTAGGCTGCTTTGCCGGTGAACGTGCCGTAGAGCACCTCGCCGTCGTCGAGCCCGAGGTCATCGACGAGATATTTGACGATCGTCGACTTGCCCGTTCCGGCATAGCCGGCAATCGAAAATACCTGTTGCTGCTCGGTGCCAGTCTCAAACCAGCTCTTGGCGTCCCGCAGCGCCGCCGCCTGAACATCGGTCAGAGTGATATCAGCCATAACATGCCTCCCTGTATTGGCAGTGCTGGCAGAGGCGCTCATCGAACCTTGGCGGCGGCAGCTGCCCGGCCTCGATCGCGCGCCAGATCTCGACGGCGCGATCGGTTAGCCGCTGCGCTTCGGCAAGGTCGAACGGAACGATTTCGTGGTGGAGTGATTGGTCGTTCTTATTGAGCGCTGTGAAGAGGCAAATCTCAATGCGAAAGTGCGCGAGGTACAGTTGCACTTGACCGTAGTAGAGCGGTCGTGTGGCACGCACGCCGACCTTTGCTAACTCATTCCACGATTTGTCGTTGAGGCCCTTAGCCTCCCAGACAACCGGATAACGCAGCCCGGCAATCGCTGGACCGGTGACGATGATCCCGTCGCTGTGGCCAGCCACCGGCCCGTCGACAAACTCGAACTGTTTCCCAGTCCGTGGATCCTCGGTGAGCAGCGCAAAGCCGGCGCGGCGCATCCAGTCGGCCAGGAGAGTTTCCAGGGCGTGGCCGGTCTCGAAAATCCGCAGGACGCGGGTGTCGTCGGGGATGCTGCCGTCGAGATAGCGCAGCGCGACACGCCGCACGCATGGGTCGCCGACGATCGAGGCACCGAGATAGTTGCGGCGCTCTTCCGCTGCGCGGGTCTCGATCAGCGCCGCGTCGATCGCCGCGTTGATCTGATCAGCGATGCGCGGTGCCCTCGTGCCGATGCGGCCCGGGACGAAATCAGATTTGTGGTTGAGGTCGACGGTCATATCGGGATTTCACCCGCGGCGCTTTGCTGTTGCATCGACGCGCGCAGCGCATCCCAAATCGCCTCGATGAGGCCGTCGATCTGCGCCGCGGTGCAGGCGTCGAAGGCGCCCTCAATGCCGAGCCCGATGAGGCCGTCGTACAGCGCGCGGCGCGCCGCTCTGATCGCCTTGCGCTCCATTCCAGTTTTCATGTCGATCACTCCTTTGGGCGGCGCGGCCCTGCTGCGCTTGGCTGCAGTCTTGACTCGCTTTTGGGCCTCTTGGGCAATCATCTTGCGGTCTTCAGGGGTGAGGTATGGAAAGGTCGCGCCCCACCATGCGGCTTCGATCACGTCCTTGGTTCCAGTCTCAGGCGGGCAGTCCAATACCGTTCGCAAGAGCACGTCGGTGATGCCGCGCCGTTCAGCACGTCGGCGACGGATTGCCCAAAGAAGGTCTTCAGCGCCCCAACGGACGCGGAAATCGACACCGGGGCGGTTGTGAAACCACGCCCGGTCATCGCGCGTATCGCGTTTGTTGGGGCGCGGCGCATCAGTCGTCGTTCAGCCAGTTGGGACCCTTCGTCGGCGTCGCCGTTGACGGCTGTTGCTGCGGGTCCTGCTGCCAGGCCGGCTTAGGCTGCAGCTGCTGCAGTTTGGCCTGCAGCGCGCCTACGTTGCCGCGTGGCGCAATCTCAGTGGTGGCGGGGCGCGGCGCGACTTCGCCGCCCTGCCGGATTGTCGCCCATTCGGGCTCGTCCGGAGTGACGACGTGGGCGAGCTTGTTTTTGTCGGCGTAGTGCCCGCCATCCGGTGCTTGACCGCCGCGCTCAATGCCGATCTTCGCGATGAATTCGAGGCCGTCGAAGCTTCTGAAGTTCGGCAGTCGGCGCTTGGCCTGCGCCTCCGCGCTCATGTCCTTCGGGCTGACCCCGAATGCGCTCTCGGCCATTGCTCGCAAGCTCGACCTCGTGATGTTCCACGCTTTCGAGGTGCCTCTTTCATCGAGCTGGCCGCCGGAAACGGTCATCGATTGCCAGAATTTGCGCTTGGTATGCGGTCCGGAGAGCACTGTGAATTCAAATTCCAGCATCACCGCGTCGCTGGATTTCGACGCCTTGAAGAGACCGGCGTCGACCGCGTCCATGCTTGGCAGCGTTTGGTCGCCGGGGCGGATTGATGCACGCACTGGCGCGAACACGCCATCCGGAATGAGGCCTTCCGGCCTCTGCTCCTGTGCGTCATTGAGGTCGAGCAGCATGTCAATTTCCTTTCGTTTGCTGCAGGGGCTCGGCCGCAGCACGCGACCGATTGATCTTTTCAATGAGTCTTCCGAGATGCGGCGCCTCGATCAGGTCGAGCTGGCCGCTGCGATCGCCCGCAGGGAGACCCCACGGGTTTGGAGATCGGCAACAGAGCGCGCGATGCGCGCCCTTGCCGAGATTGTGGGCCCAGGTATTAGTGGCGGCGTCGAAGTCGAAGTCAGACATTGTGATAATTTGGTCGACGATGTACGGGAGCTCGGCACCGGTCTTGGCGCCCTCGGTCTGTAGCTCGAAGACCTCGCGGCCGAGTTCGTCAATGTGGTGGTCGAGCCCGCCGACGAAGATGACGTTCTTGCTGGGCGCGTGCTGGACGTGCTTCAGCAGTCCGATGACCTCGCGACCAAGAAGACCGTAGGCACCGCGCGGGTCGGGCCGGCCGGTGCGTAGGCTGAAGGCGTCAGGCTGGGTTTTCGCCCAGCCCATCGCGACCCGGGTCAGGTCGGTGATGCTGTCGACGAAAATGGTCTTGTATCGGGCCGCATCGATACCGCTTGCGATGCCTACAACGTGGTCGTAATGCGCTTGGGAAAATGTCTCGTCCGGCGCCTTCGAGGGGTCCGGGCCGCCGAGCAGGCACGCGACATTGGCCGTGTCGATCCACGAGCGCAGCGGAATGGTGTCACCGCGCCAGCGACCTTCAACGGCAGCGAGCCCAGCCTCGAAGTCGAGGGCGAGCGTTTCGGCCTCGGGCAACGTCAGCAATAGCGATGTTTTGCCGACCTTGGCGCGACCGGCAACGACCATCGAGATCTTTCGTTTGGTCTCGGCGAGGCGCTGGGCGGCGGTGACGAGTTCGATCGTCATTGTGACCGGCCTCTCGCGGCGCGGCGCAATTGCGCGAGCACTGACTGGGTTATTGGTCCGTCGAAGAACGCGCTCGGGACAACAGCGGTCCGGCCAATGTCCAAATTAAAGAGCCGCGTCCTGTCTATGCTCTCTTCCACCCGGTCGGTGCGCTTTAAATCTTCGCCTGCGAGCAGGGCGGCAGTTGGGAGCACGGAACCTA